CTAAATGCTCTCCAATGTTATTCCATCGGAAGATGCTTTAAAGTCAGATTTATTTCTGATGATAAATGCTATCCCCATATCAGGAGATACACTATGCAACACAGGAGAGAAGATAAGTTCTGCGATATCGCCAGGTTTACTAAGCTTCATAACACCATACAATTTCCCTTTGAACAAGAACGGACTACCTGTAATATAAGAAACGAGGCAAGCACCACTTCCACCATTAATAATAGTGAATTCTAAGCCGTATGATCTCGAACCTGACCCGGTGTATAGAACTACTTGATTCTGTGCCTGAGCATTCTTTATAACATATATATTGCTTTTCGGGGTAATTGTAAAGGGACCGTTAGATTCATAAATAACCATTCCCCGACTTATACTACCAACCAAATTACAATCTCCTTTTTTGAAATCCAGCATAAGGTTAGGAAAGAAGGTTCCTTTTCCAAAATTGCGGTAATCAAAAGAAGTATTTCCATTATCATCCATTCCTTGCTGTGAAATCATATATTCATCCTGAAATACAGCAGAACCAATAAGAGCAAAATTCGCAAGGAATATCTGCGCCGCAAGTAGCTTATTATAGGGATAAACAGTCCATAGGCCACTATTTTTATTATTTTGAAGCCAAGTTTTTGGGTCGGTAGATGTATTACCGGACACTCGGCTACTCCACATGTACAATACATTCTCTAAAAGAATATACTCGCCATTCTTATATGTTCTGGTTGATTCCCACGAGTCTCCCACAGGGAATGGCGTTGCATCTTTAGCAACAATATTCACTTGCTTGCTTGCAATCAGCTTAGTTCTTGCAGAATCTTCATAAGCATATATACTGATGCGGTTTGCCGTAGGATATGAAGACTCCGGAATCGTATAATCGTAGCCGATTATTGCAGATGGCGAGTCATATTTATAAAGATCCATCGCAACTTCTGAATATGCTGCTTCAACTTTTAGCGTGAGATAAGCCAACACCGATGCTTTGTCGATTCCCTCTCCCAACCAAAAGCGAATAGACAAAGGCGCTTCCTGCACATTGTATGCGCTGACGCTCACTACTTCCGGGTTAGTCTCTATCCAAAGTCTGTAAGCCTCTCCTGTCAGGTAAAAATGATTCGTTATCTGCATAATATATCCATTTTAAACAGTTCCTGATACGCTGCCTGTTAATCCCATTTTCGCCCTGACCATATCTTCATATGTCACCGATATTGATGCTGCGGTAAATGTAGCTGACGACTTCCCTGTCAACACAAAAGCTACTCCGGCATTATCCTTAATAGAGAATGTCCATGATTTAATAAGATTAGGCTTCTCTTCGCCAGTACTTCGTAATACAGCAACCGGTGTAATAACAGCGGTCTCACCTTTACGTACAGTATTGCCACTAATACCGGTAATCTTAAGGATTACATAGTATGGGTCAGAGAAGTCGGTTATCTCATCATAACCGGAGGCTACAACAGAACCGTCCTTCTTTACATCGCAACGTAGCTTCAAAACGTTGTCCACATCACTGGTAGAAACCACCTGTGTACGCGCTGTACCCCAGTTTACATCTCCTGTGCCAAGCATCTTGACCCATTGGAAAGAGTAGCCGGTATAATCGGTAACTTCCACACCGTCCTTGAAAATACGTACGTTATCCGTCAATGATTCTCCGGTGGTCACTAACTGGGAACCTTTATTATTAGTAATCAGAACATCATATTGGTTTCCTGTACTTTCTTGGATTATGACCTCTTTTGAAATTGCATTAAAACCAACCGAAGTACCACTTACCTCTATCGTTCCTGACACGGTAATCCGGTCATTGTCATAGCCGGATATCGGCACAAGATTCTTCATTACACGGAGTGCCGGAAGGTTGTAGCTGGTGCCTCCCACATTGGTTGGACAAGCATCTATTTTTTTTGAAGAAGCCTACCATACCGGCATTAGTAGATAGTCCATTACTGTCAAATGTCAGAAGCAAGTCATTATACCGCCATTCAAGTGTCTGCGGCGTCAATACATTGCCGTCACTTATATCGCGCAGGACCAACACCACAGTAGGACGTGATGACTCGGCGATAGTTTCGAAATTCGGAATAAAAGCATTCGTACCTTTATTATAACGCTGCACAAGGGGCGTACCCTCAACACGCAATGTGCCGTTGATGGTAGTGCCATCCATCAATGCGATAATCGTAAAACCACTTTCTAAGTTCATTCAATACCTCTTTCCTCTTTTGACGTTTCTTCCTGGTTCTCCGGTTCTTGGGAAATTTCCGGTTCTTCCGTCCCGGGAATTTCTTCCTCCGGTTTTTCAGTATCCTGTACCACTTCATCATATTCTCCGCTTTCCTGCTGTTCCTTTATCAAGGTCTTCAAACGCTCACCCGATATGATATCCGGTGTAAAGTTTGAAAGTACTTTCAGGGCACTTAGCGGCAAAATCACGCGGCCGTCAGGAATACGTTCAGCATACTTGTAATCGTATCCTTGCTCTTGCAATTCTTCCGGTTTAACTAATAGGTAGTTCATATTATTCATATTTATTGGTTATCAACAATGCATCCCCGCTCGTCAGTACAGCACCGGTACTTGAAGTGATGAGACATGTTACTGCATACATCTTTACCTTGGCATACACGGACAATGAATAGAGCGGATTGAAAGAAAATGATGAGGGTACGAACTCAACGGTCCGTCCACGGCCTACAGTCACAGCCGTACTCCCCGGTTTGGTTGATTTGGCATACCATTCAATTACAAACAAGTAGTCTTTCGATGTCGGGATTGCCTGCTTATTGTAAGACAACAGGCATTCGAATGCGACAGGAGTAGTCATTCTTGCCGAAAGCTTGACTCCCTTGGTCTGCCTGATATCCGCACGTAAAGTGCCCGGCATCTCCACTTTTATAGCCGTTGTAGCCTGCAAATTCTCAGATGCCGGCGCAGAAGGCCGGTTACCTTCATAATAAGCGGCACGTACACGTACAACCATGTTGCGGATAAACCTCGCGTCAAAAGTCAGCGTTTTGCCCCAAGTGCCGCCGGCATTCTTGCCGGAGACAAACACCTCAAGCTCATCAGCCGTAAAATCTCTCCAGGTAGTACTGTCCAACACCTGCCACCAATAAGCGGTATTGGCATCAGCCACCGGATTCTCAGCCGAATATAACTGTGCATTTATCGAATAAAGCCATTCACCTTTACTGTTAGGTACAACGTCCAGCGGGTTAATGGTCCAACCTTTCGGCCGGTTGATTTTAACCGAATATGCCAGTGAATCGAAAAGGGATGAACGAAGAATTACACTTCTCTCCACTTTCTCGGAGGTGTTTTTACGCTTATCCGTAAATGAAAAAATGCAATATAACTCAAGAGGAGTGCTTGGATTTATATTCTTTTTTACCGTTAGCGAATAAGCCGGTTTACCGGAAGCTGATATCACATAATTACTATCTCCTGTAATACGGTTACTACTGTCTGCCTTCGGGGCTCCTTCATACCATTCCGCTCCCGTAATGGCTTGTGAACCGTTCATAATGCCTTCCGGGTCAGATACTGACACATAAGGCATCAGAACACAAGGAACGAGCGAACGGTCAGGCTCGTAATCGTTCGTGTCCTTGTTGTAATTCTGTACAGGATTACCGGATAGGACCTGTATCTCTGCCAGGAAAGAATACGGATCTATGTGTACCTGTACGTCTTTGGGTTGGGTTTGTATAGCCATTTTAATAAGTGTCTATTATAGTTATTTTCTTATGTCCTGTTTTTTCTGTTACCAACTCCTCAAGGCTCTTACCACCGACTCTCTGAATAACAATTGTCATTCCACGGCATGGTATGAATCCCAATAACTTGTACCGGTATTCAACGAGGTGAGGAAAAACTCTTTCTAATCCCATAACTTTCAAATTCTAAATCCAACATAATTTTCAACTGTCTCCATATCTTCGCCCACCGGGATGAATACCCGGCAAATGAATTTCACTGTTCTAACCGAAAATCCCCATTCGCTCCCCATATCGGCAGAAGTCAACCGGATAACATGCTTCTGTCCGTCCACATAAGTAGGAGACCAGCTATTATCGGCAGGTACATTTCCGGTATCCCGCAGCCATTCCATTTCGACACCGGTAGTAGCCATAAGAACATTGGTGATATCACGGTTTCCATAACTCACTACGGCAGCAATATCGGTATTCACATCATTTCTGAAGAACTGCCAACCAGCAGTAGATGTAAAGTCAAGATGATAATTCTTATCCCCTTCGAGCAATGTCCATCCGGCAGAGTTCCACTGAGGTTCTTCGGTAGTCTTGTCTACTATGCAACCCCACTTACAGCCATAATGATAGACTGTATGCTGTTCCAGTGTGGTTATCACCTTCTGATTCTCCAAAAGGGTTTCATAGTCTACAAATCGGTAAGGTTCATCTCCTTGTGCTGTAGCCAGTGACCACTCACCGCGATCCACCTTTTTAGGGATGATTGTCCCATTCCAGTCAGCTTCATATATCTTTTCAAAGACACCAATCTTCGACATGACTCCGACATCTGTAGGACCGATAGGAAGTTTCTCTATCATCTTCACATTTGGGAACCGGCCAAGGGTCAACGCATAGTTGTAGTCTTCGAGAATGGGTTTGAAGACATTCTGCAGGAACATAATCCGACCTTCACGAGATGAAAGTAGCCATGATTGCGCACGCTCATTTGCCGCTTCGCCAGCATCCGGAACCGTTGCATTACCCCGGCGAGTGACGTTGTAACCTTCAACAGGCGGGTAGTTTCTTCCTCCTGGAACTTCGCTATCAGGATAGAGGACAACAGTCAATGTATTATCATTTATATTTTTGGATACTCCCCGGAACCAAGAAGTATAATAGTCGGCGCCTCCAGAAAGCAAGGTGTTGATAATGGATAGCATGACGTCATTCTCATCAAGAGTTGTCCAGTCTGTGTCCGTGCGCTTCTCCATCCATAACTTATAAGTGGAATCATCTATCTTCTCTACTTTCTCTATTGTACCACAATCAGAAAACGAGAAGTCGCCGGACATTGCCTGGATCTCGTTAATGATGAGCGAAAAGACCTTCATGGCATTACGGACTTCCAGAGTGGAGCATTGAATACGGCCATCGGGAGTCATGATGATGCCTTTACCGGCAAGGAAGCTATCAATGGCCTCTCCAACATTGGCACCACCTAATAACTCAAGAAGGTATTTAGTGAAGTCCTGGCGGTCCTTGTGGATGTATTTATCGCCTTCGATATCTCCAGCTATATCTGCATAACCGGCTTTAATTTTCTGGCCGTTGACTAACAGATATTGCGAAACATAGCTAAGTAGATTGAGTAAATCTATGTTTTTATGCTGGTGGCCAACGCCGCCGCTGGATCCGGCAAACAAAGACAAGAATTGACCGACGAATGTGGCGAAGCCTTCGGCAGTGGTAGTCCCCCACTCCTCGGAGTAAGGGTTCTGGATAGGAAAGAGTGCCCCCTCGGAGAGTGGCAGGCGGGGAACTTCAGCAAGCCGAGGGGGCACTGTAAAAGAACCTACTTCGGGCACAGTAATGTTGAGGATATCTGCAGGTACGTCGGTTCTGGGGAGATTTAATAAGGGACGGGCATCCGCATATTTGAAAGTGAATGTATAGTTGCTGGGGAGGGCACGATCGGTGTAACTTACGTTACTTTCGGTGACAACGATCTGACGCAGGTAGTTACCGACATAGAGGTATTTTGCCTGAGAGGGAAAGAAGTCGAGTAGCCATTTGCGCTCATCCAGGTTTAAGTGGCCAGTGTTTTTCTGAAACTTACGTTCAGTGTCAACGCGGTACTCCTGGGAAACTTCGTCAATTTCAGCCAGGTTGTGGGTGTGATTGCCGTTGAATGTGGTGGTTCCGTAGGCGCGGAAGGTATCGAGCCCGCCCAGGGAATTCTCGAAGAGGATCCACTGTTCCTGCTCTGTGCGCATGTCTTCGGCATAGTAACGTTGTACGTATGTGAGTCGTTGGCCAGTGGGATTCTCAACCCAGACATCGTAGTAGGCCGGCAGCTGATGGTTGAGCCAACCGGCAACAACGGAGTACTGCAGAGGGAGTGTGTAGGCAATGCCGGCAGTTAGTTCAGCGACGGTATAGTCAGTATGCGAAGTGACGGATCCGGAATCGTCAGTGAAAAAGGCCCGCAGCTTCACTGTACTGGAGACTACAGAGTAGTAGGTCAGGAACTCCGGAGAATAGTAGGTAACCGGCTTGATATTGGGTTGCCAAGTGAGGAAGTTCTGCGTGAGAAAATTAGCGGCGGAGTCGGATAAACGATCGACGCCGGCGCGGATGACGCGGAAGGTCAATACAGATGTGCCATCAATTTCTGCAGTAAAATCGGAAACAAGCGAGGTCTGCTGATATATTTGTCCGGACTCAAACAACCGATAGGATAACCTGGCATGGATGATATCACGCAAGTTTATTGTGATGTCGTTGTTGGACGACGGATCGTATCGTTGAGAGAGGATTTCGACATCGCCTTGCTTCAGGACAAAGGAGACCTGATCAGAAGAAGAGATGCGAAACTCTTTCAAGTTCTGAGATAGCGATAAAGCGTCCGGTTGCTGAAGTATTGTCATATTGATTTCTTTTTTATGCCAAAATTAGAACTGGAGAGGGAGTAACTAAAGGACAAAATCAGGTGGGAGTCGTCGATGGACGCGTGGGACGTTCATTGGGATCCTTTTCTGAAAATAGTGCCGGACGTAGGGATAAATCTATGCGATAATAAACTTTTCCATTTGTTCGGCTTATAAGACATATATAATAGTTACGGTGATAATAAGTGCCTCCGGCATCATAAATAGCCTTGGTTGGCGGCAAAGGATAGATGGCCGAAATAGTATTCCGCATGTCACTTTCACCTTCTCCGATAGTATAACCGGCAGCAATATATTCAGATTCACTGACTTCTGTAGTGGAAGAAACGATCATCCATTTGTATTCCGTATTCCGGACCATGCGTTCAGATTCAGCCTTGGCTATGGATAATGGCTCATAGAGCGAGGTTGTCATCAGTTCGGATGTAACCGGTTCTGATTTTCCACCGATGGTGTATTTAAAGATGTTGAATAACAGCTCAACTCCCTGGAGAGTAACCTTATGATGGACTTGAAGGGAATTTTTTAAAGAGTTAGGGAGCAATAAATCGGCAGAGACCTTATGAAGGGAATTACGGAGGAGGTTGTCAAACTTTCGGTAAAATTTCTCGAATATACCAGTGGGACCATTATATAGCAAGGAATATCCCCATTTACCCAATACATCGTGATTAGTTCCGATTGCATAATTAGAGCTATATTGTACAAAAGCCAGGATAGGTTTCTGATTTGGATTGTTTGCTACAACATCTTCATCTGATGCTGCAGAATCTTCGTCGACACTCTCTGCTGGTACACCGTCAATCGTTGAATTGAGTGTACGACCGTCACCGATATAAGGTGCTGTCTCTCCAGCTTTCATTTTACCTCTATCCGCATTGGGTATATCTGGAAAGGCAAGATATGATATGCAAAATGCACAATCCGGCACTTTTACTTCATAAGCTTTAAGAGGACCGCCGGCATAATAGGGAATGTTGCCATCAGAAAGTCGTTCTTCGATAATACTGTCTGCGTAGCCTGTACGGCAATAGCTGCCATCTGCCTCTTTGTACCAGGCTTCCGGATATTTAGCTTCCAGTTCGTAAGTTGAATCGTAGGTATTTCCTTCTGTAATCACTGTTTCAGAGGATAGTTTGAGCTGTTGGTATTCGGAGAAAGAAAGTTCTGGATGGGATTTCAGATATGGGGTTAAATCAACTGTTGGCTTTGAATCCATGATGTCGTTGAACAGTTCTATCCGCACAGTACGTGCAACTTCGTCGGGGATAAACTCACAACAGAACTTTTTGCGATAAACATCGAGAATAGTGTTGACCATACAATCGGGCACCAGGTGGGAAAGCAAAATTGTGCCGTTGACGAGGGAATCGATGGTATTGTTTATAAATACCATTTTGCTGAAAGGTTCGTTCGTCAAAAGGAAGTGATCGAGCAAGGTATACCCAAAGTAAGTGAAGATGCGGCGTAATAGGTATGCGGCACGGATGAATGGAGAAATGTAATAACCCGGCTCAAGCTTGATGATACGATTGTTGACGGTTTCTTTTCGTTCGAAAGAGTTGTAAAAACGATAGTTTCCTTTTTCGGGAGATCTGTCGGATATGCAAACACCGGCATCGTTCATATAATTGATGCGATTGACATACCGACGGTCTCCATCCAGGTTGACCGTTATCGGGAAAATGGCAAAATAGGGATGCGAGTTATCGCGAAGGGACCAACAGAAGTCTATTCCTTGCTGGACAGTGGTGATTCCTGGAATGGTTTCATCACCAAAGATATCGGTTAGGGTGACATCGGATATCCTGGAAAGGAAGGAACCTTCGTTCATATAGAATGTCGTGGAAATCTTTTCACGGCGTTTGGCCCCTAAAATGGCTTGCCGGCAAGGCATAAAGTAATCTCCATCTTGGATGCTACAATCGATGTTGGCTGAAGGTTTGTTCCGGTTGGCCAGCATGTCCGGGTAGTTAGTGAGCTGACGATTCTGGTCAGTGTCTGGAAGATCAGTTGGCAAGGATTGTTCACCCCATTCGTTGAAAAAGAGGTTAGGGCGTTCGATTTCAAGTTGAGTGCCAGGAGTGAGGTGATAGGCTTGACCAGCTTTAGTATTAACTATTTTCATGATGCTTGTTTTTTGGATCCAATGGAACGAGAACGATTGCGAAGTTCTGTCTTCCGCTCGATGTCGGAAAGAACAACTGAAGCCGGTACTCCATACTCATCAAGATGGATGATGGAACGAGCCAACTTCTCCATGAGTTCTGGCGGCAGTGCAGTGCCTGAGTTGCCAGCAGGTGTCGGATCCGGAGTTGAAGACGTCTTACTTATTGATCCGCCGGAAGCATAACCGGCCATGCGGGCGCGGATAGCCTGGTTGAGATCGAGCGTGCGGATGTTGCCGGCTTGCTGGGATTTATCGAGGATATCCAAGATCGGTGCTACGGTGGGATTCTCGACAGCAGCGTTACTGGCCACCCATTCTTTTGATTGGCCGGCAGGCCCCTCTCCTACTATGACGGTAGGGCGATCGATGAAGCCGCGAGCGTCCGGATCATAGTCGGAGTCCGGAAAGAGTTTGCCGTCCTGGGCACGGCGGACATCTATTTTGCCACCTTCCTGGCGACCGGTAGCAACACGGGCACCGGCGGCGGATCCGGAAGATGTACTTCCGGAGAGAGTCATATTCTTGACCTTATCGCGTTCGGCTTTGGCACTGGCCAACTGAGCAGCACCAGTAACTCCCATTAAAGTTGCAAAAATAGGACCAGCAATTGGTCCAAGTTCACCAAGTGCTTTCATTATGGCTACAGCTGTATCGGCAATGATCTGAGAGGCTTTAATTGCAAAATTGACATCAGCATACTTTTTCTGGATATCGAGTTTCTTCTGAGCCTTTTCATTCTCCAGGCGTTCAACTTCATCGGCATCACCCTTGGCAGCTTCTATTTCAGCGTCGTACTTGGCGTCGATCTGATCCATTTCAGCTTGTTGTAAAGACTGAATAGCATTGGAGAATAGATCTGCATAATAATCAAACTGTTTTTTATAACTGTCTCGCTTGAGATTTTGGACAGCCTGTTCGTATTCTTCTTCAGTGAGTAGTTGTTGAGCACGTGCGAGCTTCAATTGCTCTAACTCTGCATTATGACGTTCCTGCTGAGTTGTGAGACCGTATTGATTGCGAACAGCCAGGAGACGTTGCTGATATTCGGATTCGAGTTGCTCCTTGGCACGATAGTAGGCTTTGTCAAGCTCAGTGGTATCGAGGTTATTCTTTTCGGCCATTTCCTTCCGGGCCTGATAGGATGCCTCGAGCACCTTAAGTTGCATCGCATAGTCTTCATCGACAGTAGTTAGTTTGAATTGATCCTTAAAACTTTTGATAAGTTCATTCAACTGTGTTTGCAGAGCGGCACGGGTAACATTGGCTTCTTTTTCAGCATTGATAACACGCTGATTGGATTTCCGGACGATGTCTTCTTTGGTGTTAGCATCAGTAAGGGCCATTGATTGGGCATCGGAATAGTAGGACTGCTCAATCTTGAGACGGGCGTCGGCATTCTGTTTGTTCAGCTCCAACAGCATCATTTCATACTGCTGCTTGGTGAGTTTGCCGATGGACTGGGCCGAGTTCAGAGCGGCAAGAGAATCGTTGTACGTCTTCTGCTGATTCTGCAAGTCTTCTTCGCGGAGAGCTTCGAGGGATTTCACAGCGGCTTGCTCAGTAGATACTTTATCCCGCTGTTCTTTCTCAGCTGCAGTCCGAGCTTTATCGGCGACTACTTTTGCTGCCTTAGCTGCTTTTTCCGCTTTCTTTTTTGCGGCTGCCGGATCTTCTTCTGGAAAACGTTTGTTGTATATTTCCTGAGCGACTTCTGCGTATTCCTTATAAGTGTCTTTATTATTTTTTATCCAGGCCTTCAGCTGTACTTCTTCCATTTTGTTGAAGTTCTGGCGTGCCTCAAGCATTTGTTTTTGGGAGTGAATGGCATCCTCGACCGTCTGGCCGTTCAATTGCTTCAGCTTTTCTTCAGCACCCTGGATCAGCTCACCGTACTTCTTGATATTTGCCTCAATCTGTGGCATGGTGGTGGTGTCGATATAGGAGGTGCTACCTCCAAACTGACCATTGGTCTGAGTTATAGTTGCACCACCTTGCTCCTGCTGTGCAATAAGGTTCTCGTAGGTCTTACGATACTCTTCAAGTTGTTTGGTGGTCTCCTTGATTGCATTTTGGTTTTCGAATTTAAGTAAGGCACGTTGTTTCGCTAAGAATTCTTCGATTTTTTCGCTGGAAATGGCAATGGCATTACCGTAATTATCGAAAGCTGTTGCAGCACCGGGAACCATAGCCTGAATCTGTGAAATGACGCTGGCCAACTCTTTTTGTTCTTCGGCAGAGCGTGATGACTTGCCAGCCAACTCCTCATATCGAGCAACAAGACCGGGAAGAGTGCCTTCGAGCTGCACCATTTTATCGAAATGCAAATCATAGGTTTCGGTGTAGGACGTCAGTAAATCGCTCATAGCACTGAAGAAACCGTTTGCCTTTTTCATTGCCCATTTCCAAAAGGGCTCTAACTTTTTACCCACTTTGTTGAAGAAGGCATCCATCGTATCGCCAAGGTTGGACTGGATACCTTCAAGTTCCTGCATTTGTACAGCCATAGAACCGGCAATGCCCTCAATACGGCCAAGTGATAACAGATAGTCTTTAATAGCATCCTCAGAATTACGAACTTCGGTCGTAACACCACGAAAAGTGTACTTGGTGGTTTCTCCGGATTTGGAGGCCTTGATACCAAACTCTTTGAGACGCTCGTTTTCGCCAGTCATTGCATCGAGAATGGCTTCGATAAGCTGATCGACGGATTTACCCTGGGAGGAAGCCAAGTCACCCATATTGATGAGTTCCTGGCTGGTGGGCTTCAGACCTCTGTTAATGAGTTTAATATAGGCTTCCGTCCATTCCTGCATGGAAGATGGTGTGTCTGCAGCAAGTTGCTGGAGCATCTTCATTGCGTCGTTGGCTTTCTTCTGGGACTGGAAAGTATTGCGAAGAACGGCTTCGTATTTAGCAAATTCTTTGCGGGTTTCGTAAGCCTGGTCATGTGCGGATTTGAGCCAGCCAAGAAGCTTTACTGCTATAAAGGCTTTGATGGCAAGTTTCAGCTTGGCCATCAAGGCAACACCCTTATCAGCTTCTTGGTTAACTTTTCTACCTGCATTGCGTAGCTCACCCATACGATTGCGAACATCTGTGAGCCTGGAGTTCAAGCGGGCATACTCTTCCGGATTCGCAGACTCTAAAAGGTTATCCAACACAGCAGCAAGTTGTTTGGCTTCCTTTTTGAGTTGGCCCATAGTCATATCATTGACGTTCATGTTACGGTTGAGAGCACTGATCCGCTTATTATTCTCGGAAATGCGATTACTGTACTCACTACACTCCTTAGAGAGGTTCTTGTACTCTTTCGTGTTCTTTTTTCCTTGGGCTTCGAGTTCTACCATAGCCTTGCGGCGTTCACTTTCCTCTTTTTTAAGGGCTTTGGTATCCTTAGTGAGGGCATGGAGCGCTTCCTGCAGTTTAGAACTGTCACCGGAAATAATAAGTTTGATTTCGTCTTCGGAGAGATGTTTCTTAGCCATGTTGATTTAATTAGATGGTTGTTCAAGAGCTTGCTCCAGTTCCCGGCGGATGGAGCTCCGGATTTCCTGAGTATAGCCGTATTTGATCTCCGGAAAAGTTTCATGATAGAGAACTCCCCAAACTACACGGTTATAAAGTGCAAGATTGCTGCGAATGTGACGGGAGATGCGATCGGATCCACGGCGATAGTTGATATCCAGGAACCGAAGGTACGGGAAGATGCGTATATAGTAGACTTGCTTGTTGTCGGAGTCATGGGATGTAAAGGGACGACGCTGAAGGTGTGCTACCAGGGCTCCGGAACGGGTGTTCAGATAAGTGCGAACCACGTTTTCTTGTGTCTCGTAGATTTTGTTGATGCCTTGGGACATGACATCAGCTATAAATTTGTTGCGAATGAGTTGGTCTGTAATCATATACACTGCTTATTTGCAGCGAATGTAGAAAGAGGAGAAGGATAAGGAAAGGACAAAAACAGCTCCGGAAAACCTTGTATTCTCTGTGTAACTAATACGGTGGAGGTTTCCCGGGGCTTTACTCTATTTTATTTCTTTCGCCTGGAGCATCCAGCGGAAGTCTAAGCCTGCGGATCCGGGCCGATTCTGGTACCGGTAGCCGGCATCGTGCATGGCCTGATGAACTTGATCCTTGGTGATTTGAGCACCCGGATCAATGCGACGGATGGCATCGAAGACTTCATTGGTGGTAAACCAATGAGTCGTATGACGGGCATCGGGTGCAGGCTTGAATGATGCAGACAAGGCTGCAACGTGAATACTAATATCTGTGATGGTTTGTTCTTTATCTTTCATCGTTATCTAATTTAAAGGTTGATAAATGGCGACTAATTTCACGGAGATTGCGAACGATATGCAGACGTTGAGTATCGGCATCTTTACCGTATGGGAATGTTTCTTCCAATATTATATCGATTACTTCGTCGACATTTGATATCATGGAGCAGACATAGTTCTCTTCTTGCATGAACTTGATGGATTCAACTGAGGCAGAAGATATCTGCGCACCATCGATATTGATTGGGAAGAGTCGCTTTTCATTATTAGGTGTCATTTGCTACCTCCTTCCTTATTTATATATTCAGTTAAAAAGTCTCTTAACTCAATAATTTCTTTAATATCCAAACTATAAAGTGTGAAAGGTTTTGTAGGCATCAAGTCATACTGAAGTGTTTCTTGACCTTCATTGTCAGTAATGATATGCTTTACAATAACAAATTTGCGTTTCATATGGAACCTCCTTCCTTATTAAAAGAGATGTTGACACTGCCACCATTGGTGTAAATAACGATAGTTGTACCTTGGCAGTCTGCCTGAAGGTGTTTGCGGCCAGAGCAAAGTTCTAAGGCCAATTCATGAAGCATTTTTTGAACTTTCTCGACGGATACGGAGCGTCCGTTGGAGTGTTGTTTTTCTTTTTTCATAACGTTGTACTGTTTCGCATTTAGGCAGAAAAACGGCTGCCATATCCCGTGTCGCGAAACAGTACAACGTTGATTGCCGAGGCAAAAACAATGTATGGGAAAGGCAGCCGCCAATATCTTAAAAGAGGGCATAAAAAAAGCCCGCAAACTTGTGAGCATTATACGATGCACATCGACAACCAAGCAGGGCTGTACTGTTTCGCACTGCAAATATGGGGATTTATTTTGAGAAAACAAAAAGAAAAACATAAATTCTTTCAATATCTATCACAAACAGTATTCGAAAATGCTATAATTTTACTTTATGTTTAAAATTAACATGTATAATTATTTGATTATCAATTATTTGTATTATTTTTGTGGCGTATTTATTATTTATTTATTCAAACATAATCAAACATGGAAACAAAAATTTGTGTATTTGAAGAGAATCCAATCACTTTTGCATTGGAAAAAAGTAACGGGATGATGATTAATGCTACTGAAATGGCAAAGCCGTTCGGGAAACAAGTAAATGAATTTATGTCAAATGCAAGCACAAGAGCATTTGTTAATGAAGCTTTAAAAAGCGGGAATTCCCGTTTTTTAGGTATCCAAGATGAGAGCGATTTAGTCGATTCAAGACAAAAATCCGGCACTTGGATGCATCGTATTTTGGCTCTTAAATTCGCAGCTTGGTTAAATCCCGCATTTGAACTTTGGGTTTATTCTACCATTGAGAACCTTCTTTTCGGAAAACATGTTCAACGTGAGCAATCATTTGAACGTACTCTGAAATTTCAGAAAGAGCTGGATGAGTTGAAAGACAAACCTCAAAAATCAGGTGAAGACTTTGAAAGATATCTGGAACTTGACAGAGCTTTGAAGCACGAAAAGGCAATACGCAAATCGCTGACATCAGAAGCGGTCACTGGAATGCGGTCATTGTTTAGTGAGGATGATTAAAATCCACAGCGAGAGACACAAGAAAAGCGGAGTTTTTAGGCTCCGCTTTCTCTGAATATTTAGTTATATACATCGTCTTCTGTTTTTGCACTTCGGATAAACGATTTTTTATTCTTGGTTTCTTTTTTATCCTCTTTTATTTCTTTGGCATCCTTTCGAATCTTAAATCCCTCGTTAATAGCTTCCCCTTCCGGGATATCCTTGCTTAAAAGCCAATGATAAACATTCTGATTGGAAGATGTTACGACATAGGCCTGTTCGAATTTCCATCCAAGTCGTCCCATGTAATTCATTGCATCAACCATAGAGTTGAAAGAAAGAGGATTACCATCCTCATCAACAAGGCGTGAACTCCATCCTTTAGCTTCCTGCCCAAAATCGACAGTGACATTAACTTTACTGCTCATGAACTTCCCTGTACCAAGAAGTTCACAATAAACACGATGTAATTGTTGTGCATGAATAGACATCGCTAAACTCATTAGCACAAAGATAAATAGTACTTTTCTCATATCTTATAGTTTAAAATCTAATCCTAATTCTTTAGCAACATAGTTAGCTACAGGAATAACATTATCCCAACCACCACAACATTCGGGACTTAAAGCTATTGTAACAATAGCAATCTTATCACTCTTTTCCAAAGCTTCTCTAAGTTCATTACAGAAGAAATGTATATATTCATAGCTCAACATTTGGAGAGTATTATGATAAAAGAAATAATCTAAATCTATATTTATTATCCAGCGGTTATTTTTATCCTCTTTAAACTCAGAAAATCCCTCTACTGCATCATTTATACAGCCTAATAACTGAATGTTATCATATTGATATTTAATAATTAAATCTTTATCATCAATAATGTCTGGACAAGCAAAACAATATTTCTTAAACCAATTTGGAAATAAACGCTGAATTTGAAGAATATAATTGCCATAATTGAAACATTGAATTAATTCATTATTTCTTTGATATGACATAGAAATAAATTCGTCTAAAAGTATAGAAGTATGATTTTTAATTCTTTCATATGATTCGATTGGTGCATTTCTCCATAAATCTGGATGTTGATCAATATGAAAAAAATTTAGATTTTCTTTTTTATTTAATTCATTTAGCCAACAATATGCTGCCGCTAAGTGATTATCCATTATATAGATGTTTCCCTGTTTATATATAAGATTCACATTATAACGGCCAACTTTTTTATTCCTAATATCAATAGGTCTTTTTATCCAGAAACCTTTTTTTACCTCCATGTGCTATTTTATTTCTATATATGTTTTTAATTCACTATTAAAACACTCTTTCTCACGAGTACCATTTTTGATTTCTACCCCAAAAATAGCTTCTATTTCATATATGATTGTATTTATTTCCCATGAATTTTACGGATTTTTTTAGTGGCGTAAAAATCTTGTCTTGAACCGATAAATAGTCAGGAATGTGATGTAATGCTTGCAAGATTATATCAGCTATTTTATCACTGTTGTCCATAGTATAATTAAAACTCAACTCCTCATACCGTGCGCCAACCGGAACCACCCGGAACCCGATTTTACGAGTTACACGATATGAGGAGTTGATGAAGTGGTTTATTATTGGCAAAGGCAAATGTAGTGAATAGTATTTAATTAACAAATAAAATAGGCCTCCAACTCGTGGAAGCCTTTTAATCAGAGGGAAGAATAATAGTGTTCAATTAATACTCAGCGTTTTTTATCTGAACTTTACCCTCAAATTTTGGTGTTTTTAAAAGCGATGCTCCTTTTCAGGATGCATTGTTACAATACAGCACTCATAGCGCTTAATTTCTTTCCTATATCATTTAATGCAGCAGACAGCGTACTCAACTCATTAGGAGTAAAAGTAGCCTCTTTACCGTTTACCCTGTTGCCATTGAGGCGTTGATAAAACCAAGAAGAGGATTTACCAAAGTATTTACGGGCAATATATGAGACGGATATTGCTGGCAATACTTCTTTCATTTTATCACGCAATACCTCTTGCCGAACATCCTCTAATTTATTGTGGATATTTGCAAAGTCTTGTTTGACGCCTTCCAAAAGCCTTTCATCATCTTCTGTATTCATTGACTCCAGCAATTCTGAAATCTCTTTGTCAATTTCAACACGATGGGCTTCATCGCTTTTTTTCCAAAGCTCTTTCAACTCAAAAAAACGTTCAGTCTTATCCATATAGCAAAATTTTAAATCCAACGAAAAGAATCCCGCCCTTGTGGCCAACAAGGGCGGTTTTCCTTCTGGTCAATACAGTTTACCACCCAAACTCTTGATTTCCTCTTCGAGTCGTTTGATTTCTGCTTCAACCACCGCTTTCATGTTCCTGCTTCTTGAAGACAGTTGATGATGTCTGCGGAGATAAAATTGCAGGTCTTCTTCCAGCTCTTTTATCCGAGCCTTTAGCTCTTTGTCATTACTCATTGAGATCTCTTGTCTTAATGACAATGCAAAAATAACATTTTTATTATTAGCATCCAACTAATTCAATAACAAAAATATTATTGGATTGATTATTTAACACTTACGTAACCATAAGTAGACAAATCCGCCAAAAAGTGTTCAGGGGAATCAGCGCGGATTACGTTCCCGGTCTGATCGTGGAATCGGTCGGCAAAATGGTACATGTATTCCTGGTCGGTGCACTGGCTGTCGAAACGGCTGCTCTCACGGAGTTTGGTTACAAAATCGGCGGCGCAGGTGGCGGTAATTTTACCGCCGTCCTGCAAAGTGTAGGTTGTTGTCATTATTATGCTAATTTTTTGGTTCTGAGTTTGAAAAATATTTTTTGGTCGGCGGTTAAAAAAGGAATGTTCGCAAGGGAGCATCCTGTGTTAACCATGCCTTGTTTTGCAAAGGTAATCATGTTTGCGGCAAAGCGTATCCAATTCTCCATTTTTGTGAAGTTGGTTGTACCGCCATGCTGGCGAAATTCAACCGTGCGGTGGCGGGAGTAGGCTTCGAGGTTCAGCTTGTGGTAGCGGTCGTTTCTGAAAACCCCGCGAAGGTCCTGGATGGTTTGAGCTTCCCGAATGCGGCTTTCTGAAATACCGGAAAGGCGTTTGCAGTAGGTGTTATTGCGGCGGGTATTCGGCATGAAAGCGTCGATTACAGGTTCGAGGTGGCGGTAGGTTATTGCCAGGTTGCGCCAAGTTTCGATGGTGAAGTCTGCGGCGTCCATGTGGATATGCAGGCCGCAGCTGTTATTTACCTTTACATCGCAATAATCAAGTACCCAGCAAACTTTCTGAAGCTCCTGCAACCCGGCCTCTCCTTCCAAAATCGGGCTAACCAGTTCGAAAGTGTCGTTTCCGCTAAGGCTTCCGTCTGATACAAGTTTCCAGTGGTTGCGGGTGTCGTGGTTGTAACCCTCAACTGCTACGTCGATTCCAGCCTCGCTAAGTTCGCGGGCAAGGCGGTGTTTATCGCAGTTATATGCTTCAATCTCGATGCCGAAGCGGCGGTTGAAAGTGTAGTCTATTTCCGGGATGGCTGTTGCAGCTACAGGTTGTTGTTGGTTGAAAGTGCCTGCTTCAAGCATCTTTTTGTAGACGTTCTGGACGAAACCGTAGTTTCCGTTGGTTACTAAGTCGGCCACCTGGCGGCGGGTAAGACCTAAAAGAAGGAGCTGTTGAATCTTCGCTGTCTTCGTTATGCTCTGGTTGAGAATGTTTGTAATTTGTTCGTTCATAATGCTTTACCTTTATTATTGTACAGCTAAGGTAACACTATTAACGCACATATCGTAGCAATACCATCTTTATTATCAGCGACTTAGCCTTGTTTAGCTTGAGCAAAAAAATGATTATTTTTTGCGTCGGAGGTAATGTATAAGGGTGGCCAAGAAGATCAAAACGAGGTATGGAAGGAAGGGTTGATACCAGGGAACTTGCTTCACTTGGTAGGTGGTGTCGACGGTTTCTGTTTCATGAAATTGTTCTGAGGTGGTGTCGCAGGTAAGGGTGAGCTGGGTTTCGTTAATTGTGGAATCGGATTTGCTCTTGGAAGATAGGTCGATATCGGTTACAGATTTAACCGGACCATGTGAGGCGGTATCGCCAGGCTCCGGTGGGAAGAACTCCACGATCCGGACAATGAGGTCGGATTCTTGCTCATGCAGATATCGGGCAAACTTTCTTTTGAAATCCAAAGAGTCGGTCCGGGTTTCCTTGAGGTGATTAGTTTCGATATCAGAATGAGAAGTTCCTGACCGCGAACTTCGACAGCCCACGATCAGGAGTAAGATAAACAACACAATCAATATATTATGAACAAAGTGCATGGTTACAACATTTTGAGAATGGATTGTACGTGAATATCGGTAATAGCCTTTTTCCCTGTCGGAGAAAGAAGAAATCGACAGTCTTCCTGATTATCCATGAAAAGGTTTTCAGTAAGAATGGCCGGACATAAAGTTTCACGAAGTATTCCAAGATTAGTGTCCCAATCTGGATCACCATCGGAGAAATCTGCACGCATGGGTGTGATATCCTTTAGGATATCGCGAGCTGTATTCCAAAAAACGGTAGCATAGTCATCTGATTTGGACTGGCCAAGATAAGTATGAACTTCCCAACCGCGAGCTTTACCATTGAAAGCATTGCAATGAATGGAAACCAGAAAACAATTGCGGATACCTATTTCTTTGCAGATGGTATTCACGCGGCGAGCCCGTTCACGAATAGGTACATCGATAGACTCCCGAACAATCAGTTCAGAGTCAACTCCGAATTTTATGAGCTCTGAATAAACTCGACTCGCTATTTCACGAGTATAGGACCATTCAAATAGCTGACTGCCATCTGGCCAAAGTGGCGAGCGTTTACCTGCAGTATTCTCGCCATGCCCGTTGTCAAGTAGGATTTTCATCTTTTACCTCCTTTTTTTTAAAGATTCGTACCTGGTACCGATAATCGACTCCGAAGAGTGCACCGGCGAATGTGCTGACTTCTCCAAATGCCACCAGGACGGAATTATGTATTTCTCCGCGAGGAGACACCCAAAAGCCTGAGAAGATGAGTACCATCCCTGAAATTGTGAGGAAGACAGCTACAGCCAATTGTACCGTGAGTTTTTTCATTGCTTTCATTTTTTTGCTAAGATATAGGGGATTTACCGCTATTTAAAGGACGATTTCACATCAAAAAGATCAGCTGCAGAGGAATTGAACATGAGCGTCCAACCTATACTTTTGAATTCCGGAGAAACGAAAGGCACGATATCGTGATTATCGGATATCTTATCTAACCAGGGAGTTGCGGAGGACTGGGAGTCTTGGATGAGTTTCTTCCGGAGAGACGCAAGAAGAGACAAGGCGGCATCCGAGGCTATGGCAACTTCGACCATATCGGCTGAATCAGTCAGTTTCATGGCAATGGTGGCCGCCAGCTTCTGTTGGTCTAAGATGGAGTTCCTGGAGTCGCGAGATGAGGAAAATTCTCCAAAATCAATGAAGAGGTAGTTGCCGGTGATGTCGTTCACGCGCCTTTTCACATCGTCGTATGATTGGCCGAAAACAAGATTCTCAAGTTCCGGCATGAGTGGATCCGGAAGATTCTTCACGTACTCAAGCAGAGTGGAGTATTGAGGGGACTGGCTTGCACCATTGCTGAACATGGAGATCACGCCTTCCTTCTGAGGGTATTGGGCAAAGTATTTTAATAAATTCAGGATCATAGAATATCATTTATTATGTGAATGGGTAAGCCAGTTTCTTTTGCGATGTCTATCTTCTCCATCTTAGCAGAGTGAAGGCTTCGGACGGTATCAATGAGTTTCTTCCGAAGGATTGTAAGGTATTGAAGGATATTCATCCGTTCGACGGTGTCCACGTCGCCAAGGCCATCGGAACTCAAGTTATACAGAGACTCAAGGGCACCGGTGGAAATGGCAGACACTTTGGTATTCTTGGCCTCTGTAAGTAACTTGAATTCGGTTTTGGTGAATAGATAGTTTACGAACGCCTGGAAGTTGAAGGCAATGGCTGTTAATTCATCTTCCGGCAACTTGACGAATTTATGTGCGAGGGAATGAGCTCCATCAGAAGAGTACCGGTCCGGATAATAAAGAATGGCGGCCAAAAGCGGAAGTTGCTCTAATGATCCGCCAATCAAGGAACGGGCCTCGATGAACTGAAGGGCGGTCAAAGAGCAAGTAAGCCGGTTGAAGGAAGTGTCTATCGTATAGGCTGAATATAGCTCCTCATCATTGAAGCGAATTACCGGGATCATCTGTTTACAAAAACAGGAGTCAACGGCATAGTTGTAGGGCAGCTTGCTCAGATATCGAGCAATGGTGATGCCTGTCAATCGGTGCGGTGGAATACGTTTGCATAATTTTCGTGTGTCCGAATCGAGATCCTGGAGAGCGGCGTCATTATCTGGATAGACAATTGTGAATGGGAATGTTACTTGTTCGGCCAGCCAGGCTAAGTTAGCCCATCCATCAGAGTCCTTTATTTTTTTGAGTTTCCACCCCATAACGCGGCATACATAGTTTACGCGAACCATAGCAACGGAGAGTTTACCTTTGGCCATTAGTCCAATGTCATGAATGAGGGACTGAAAAAGGTACGGAGTAATACCCTCCCAGGAATTAGGAATGCTGTATTGCGTTCCTTTGGCTATAAAATCAATAGTTGGATTTAGCATGGCATCAGCATTATTAGGTCGTCAGGACGGTTAAAGGAGGTGTTAGTATCGACGGATCCGGAAGAATCCGAAGTAAGTAGCAAATCGATATTGACTAACTCTTGTTTTACCTCATTAGCCAAAGATGCTGCTAAAGCAAGCATACGTTCCTGCTCATCTTTGCCAGAACGACTTGCCTTGGAGTCATCGAATAGACTCCGAATCGTAGGTGGAAACTCAATGATATCGAAACGGCGGAGTGCGATGGCAATGGTTTGCTTTGCCAGGCAACGGTGAAGCATTCGCAAGATGTCCGCCTTATTTTCAGCTCGTTCAAAATAGCCTGATAGGCCATCATCCAGGGCCTCCTTTTGAATAGGAATAGCCCGGAAAAAGAAGAGGTAAGACAGGTCTATGGAGTATAACATATCGAAGTCTTCGGTACTTTGAATCTTAAGTCCATCAAGGAGCTTCTTATACCTGGTTTCTTTCCAAGAAGGGAAGTTCTCTTCAGTATCAAGCAATTGGATTGCTGTATCCATTGCGTTGTAGTAGTTTTCAATAAAGGAGCGACGCATAGTTTCCTGCTCATGCTTATAGATGTCAACATCGTCTTTACGTTTGGAAACGATGTCGAAGATGAGCTGTTTAGCCATAGTTAGATTTGCCATAGCCATGCATAAGGCATCCTTGAGTTCTCCGTCAGTGGGAACAATCTCAGAATATACCTTTTTCGTGAGAATGATAACTATCTGCTTCTTTGCTGAAATAGCAGATGAGTTGAGCTGGTCGAAAGTGATGTTACTTTCGGCATACGGAGCGTATTTACGAAACTCCGACACGGTAGGGAATAGTTCTTGTAATATTGTCATGACTGTTGCTTATTAAGTCTGTCTTTTGGAGATACATCTTCCTGGCGAGCTGGAACTTCTCGGTAGAAGCCAAGCCGATAGCCCTGATTGTATAAATCGGGGAAGTTTATCTGCATGGCCTGATTAAATGGCTCAGAACAAATTTCATCTTCAGAGGTGAGCGACATAATGTAAATCAGGTAGTTGTAATAGGCATCGGCACCCGATTTGGAAATCACTCCATCTTTGCTGACGCTCGAAATTGAAGAATCAAGGCCTACACTGGAGAGAAGTACTTCATCGGCGCGTTTATCGTAGGAAATAAGGGCGTCGATATATTCCTTATATTTTAGATCCACTGTTTCGATTTTCCAGCGTTCTTCCTCACCCTGACTATTTTTAAAGCTGATGGTGGCATAGGCTTTCCCCTGGTTGTCCGCTCCGGATAGATAACGGGATATTTTACGCAGTTCTGACTGTAGATATTTGATAAGCGTGGACTCTTTGAATACTGTGCCAATCGCAATGCCATTGTATTCCAGTAATTTCTCATCGTTTTTTTTACGGTGCTTGTTTTCCTCACAGAGCTTGGAGATTTGGATCCGTTTAGACTCAATCCAAGCATTAGGAATGATTATATGAATCTTAGCAGCCAGGGAGTTACGGAGGAATGAGTTTATATAATCGGCGGTATCATTGGAGCCTTTGATATACGACTTCGTTCCGGCATGTGTTTCATTCACCCCGTAGAACTCATCGACAGATTTTTCGCGATGGTGTGATATGGCCGCATACTTGTAATTGCTGATTTCCGCCAAATTGAATTTAGGATAGATACGGAAAGTTGAAGTGCCATACCCCCATCTCCCTACAGCTATATGCCGGAAGTCCTTATAATAGACTACATCAGTGGCAACATCCTTCTTTGTTGTTGCCAGGCGACAATGCTTATTTTCCATTATTTCAAGTCCGGCAACAGGGAGCACTCCTCTACCCTTCCCTATTGTAAATCTCCACTTAACAAAGAAATCACGAAAATAGTAGTAGTTCTTGATGATAGATTTGGCAACCTCTTTATGGTCCGATTCAAGGCCACGTTCTTTCCAGCTATTAAGCCAATCAATAACTTCCGGGCAATCAATCCATTCTTTCTGTAACTTGCCATCGACTATTGTAGGCTTGTATACACTAATCCCATGCCCATATAGCATATTAACCTGCTTGGTTATCAAACGGGGAAGCAACCGATTCTTCTTGATATCTGAGGCAATCTCTTCACACTTCAGATTGTTGAAGCCACGACTGCACACTTGAAATCCTTGGATGCTCTGCCATTGCATGTCTGGGAAGTTGCTGTCATTAAGTACCGGAAACATCGGATCCGGATCCAGCACTGACGAGATCGGTTTATCACCGATTTGAAATGAAATTACATTGTCATCGTCAAGATAACAACCGTAATTGCCTATCATTTTAAGGTTGCTTTTACTCATAACCAATCTATTTTATGAAGTTTAAAACCATCTTGTGGAAAGCCCATGTACCGGATAAGTATGCGGTAACACATCTTCGGTTCACCATTTGCATCACTGAAGAGAAAGAAGTTATCGCTATCAATACTAAACCGTTCCTCCGGCAATTGGGTGCGCCATTTGCATCCTTCCTTTACCGTTAAATTAGGTACAGCCTCGCCCCTATGCCTTGAGCATGGGAAGAAGGCAATGGTGAAGCAGCCATTGGGAAGCTTCGAGATCTCTTTAGCCCATTGCATCGCTTGGATACCCGTCATTGTCATTTCCATGCCCGAAAGTAGTGGGTTTCGAGGTGCGCCAAAAGGACGCCCCTGCCGTTTGTCATATTTTCGGAATTTTTGGGAGGGGGTGAGCGGCAAGGTGAAAACTCAGCGGTGCGTGTACACTGTCGCCTTGCAAGAAAAATGCAATTTGATTTTTCAAAAGCAAAGGGGTATTTTCCAAAGGGTTAGATATTTTTTTGGTGTCAAACGGTTCCATTATTATACTTTTGCTGATATATTTTTAGGGTGAAAAATAGCTACTATACTGCCAAGTTATCGGGTAGATTATCCGGCATTGATGATAATTCGCCTTGTACTTTGTTTCCATAGCGACCGAAAAGGAGGTAGATTAATGAGCTGGGGAGCTGCGTTGTTAATCCGGCTTGATTCTTTAAAGGTACTTTCTTTTCGGAAGATTTATCCAGTTCGATGCGTCCCTCTGTTTTCTTCAATGGTGAGAGCATGATAGAACTGCAAAGGTTCTTGCACTCGTTTTCATCTATCAACACTTCCGGCAGGGCATTGCTACGACCGCCAAAAATGAGTAACAACAGCTTGAACTGCTGCCAATAGTAAATTGTAGACTGGCCCTCGTTCATCAGCTCGACCTCGAAGCCGTAACTTTCGAGTTCGCGCTTTAACACCCGGCTATCGGTGGTGATTTGTTCCAGTTCCTCCCGGCGTTTGTTACCGGCACGGTCAGGGTATAGGATAATGCGCTTGTTGATGGAGTCCGGGCCGAAGAACTCATGGAACTGGCGGGCGAGTTCCGGTTGTTCGTCCGGATAACAACAATAGAACTCCTTCAACACCCGGAGCTGACGACCGGAATTCTTTTCCTGAGCAACAGTCAGGGATGAGAAATGGCCGGGGTCGTAACCTACAAGAAGCTCATCGTGTTTGCTGTAGTATTTCAGATATCGAGCTGTGAGGATGAAGTGTTCCCGAAGGTCGAGTTTCAGAATGGACTCATAAATGTAGCTATCGGAAAATTGGTGTTTTTCCTTGTTGTAGCTGGCGAAGAACTTATTAATCACTTCCTTGTGACGGATGGCACAAATGGAAGTAAGGAACTCATCCATGTCGAGGGTTTCGAGCTGGGTTTTAAAGAACTTAGGACCGAGGATATCCTTATTACAGAAAGAACTGGCACGGACATACAGGGTGGCGTTCCGGCGCATGTCGGCCAGGCGAGGATTCCAAAGGGCGATGATGCGGTCTTGCTTGATGATTTCAAGACGGATGCGCTCAAGGGTGACGGGATTGGTGGTTTCGCGTTGTGCATTTATCAGTTTGTATTTCTGATAGATAGCGGCATTTACGTGAAGTGCAACGGTAGATATTTCTTCCAGAAGTTTGTGATCCATGTGGCGTTCGTATTCTTCGAACCAGTCGTCTTCGCCAAGGTCAACGCGGGCGGTATCGGATACACCGGTGATGCCCTGGTAGTATGGAGAGCGACGAATATCGGCACTGGATCCACGAAGTGAGGGGAACAAACGGGTTTTCAGCTTTTCACCTTTGTTGTGCTTCATCTCTTCGATGATGGCATGGACGGCAGACCGTCCGGCGACGGATTCGGGCTGGTCGGAACTGACGAGCTGGATGTGATGGCCATCACGAAAGACGACGCTATGCTTGGGGTACGATATGGGATATCGAGGTCGGCGAAAGTGCGATGGAAGTTTGGCTTCGCCAACAACGTAGTCGATGCCGTACTCAAGCATGGGGCGGACTTTACCGGCGACGGTGACGGGCTTGGAAAAGTAGGCCTGTAGGTTTGGCCAGACATTGGTCATGAGGGCGACGTAGGTCTTATGTACCAGGAAGGAAAGTTCACCGGGCATATCATTGGCCACACGGATGATGCGGGGGCCGGTGATACCTTCGGTCTTTCCTCCGGCACGGGCAACCTCGGCAAACACGTTGTTGGAGTCGATGACATTGACCTGAATTTGCATCTGGTTCATGTAGTAGCGTTCGAAGCTCGTTGTTGCGTCGAAGGTACTCTCTGAAGATGACAGAGAGCTTGAGGATTGGCTATACAGTTCTATTCCCATGTTATTCCTCGTTTAGTTCTTCGTATTCCGCCTCCTGGATATCGGCATCGCGGAGAAGACGTTTCTTTTCAACTTTCTCTATAGGAAGGCTGTCAATGAGATTGAGGTAGAAGCCTTTGTTGTGCTTGGCGGCAATTTCCTTGAGTGAGGCTTTGCTGTAACCGAGGTCTTCAGGACTGAGTTCCGGAGAGATAAGGAAGACGATGCCAAGGTCGCGGTCAGCTTCGGCGATTTCGGAGGCGCGGCGACGGCATTCCAATGCAGCGGCATAACATTTCCCCATCGTTTTATAATCTTCAGCCGCAGCGCAGAGTTTGGCTAAGTCCTCATACTTATCGGCATAATTCGACTCCCACACCTTGATAGATACATTGTTATCAATGCTGAAGTAATTAATTGCAGCATAGATACGAGCCTTACAGGTACGTTCGTCGATGTTGATTTGCTGCTGGGCATTGATGCGCTGGCGCAATTGTTTGGCTGCACGGGTGATGTTACGTTCGTATTCGTATATTTCAGCAGCCCACTGGAGCTGCTTCAGAAAGAGCTGTACGTCGGCAGGAATTCCATCACACTTCCCGGTGGTGAGAAAAGAGGATATCAGGTCCGGGTGTATCTTATCAAGGGTGTCGAGTTGGGTCATACGCCGAATAATTCTTTTCGAAGTTTCTCTAACTTTGCTTCCTGCGTGGTTTCTTTCAACATGGTAATGGCATCAAGATCACCACTGGCAGCTTTCTTGATGAGTCCTTCCATTATGGCATGTGCCGCTTCTTGCGGACTAAGTGGTGGAGTGTCCGCCTTATTTTCTTGGGTGGGTGATGTTTTCTTTTTCATAACCTGCATTAATTATGCAGGCAAAAGTAAATGATGAGAGGAGAGCAATGAAGGACAAATCCCCGCTACAAAAGTTTGTAACGGGGATTTGGAGAATTACTGGTGAAAAGAAAGTTCTATGATTTCCTTGTTGATATCGGAACAAAATGCAGTCAGCCATTTTACAAGCTGCATATCATTCTTGGGGATTTCGGAAAGGTTGGAAGTTACAATTAAACTCATAACAGCCCGGGAAACAATTGACCATTCTTCAACGGTCAGTTCCTTACTTATTTTCTTATTAGGATTCATTTGGAACCTCCTTTCTGTTTATCACGATGTTCTTTCCAGAGGAAATACTGTATGCTTTGATGATCGTAGACTTCATTAAGAAGTTGCCGGAGGCAAAAAAGCTCATTCAGATTCAAATCTTCAATAATGGAATATTCACCGACATGAATAGTGTAACGTGGTTCTGTGTTTGTACCGCCCATATAATGCTCTGTTGCCTCGGTAACAAAGATACGGCGTACTCTTTTGTTCTTTTTGCTCATTTTGAACCTCCTTCCTCATTAAAAGAGATGTTGACTGTCCCACCATTGGCGTAGATGATAATGGATTTGTCACTACGGGTAGCGCGGATGCGCTTGCGGCCAGTGCAGAGTTCAATACCAAGGTTAGCAAACATTTGCTGAACCTTCTCGGCGGATACATAGCGTCCGCGGGCGCGTTGGGTTTGTTTTTTCATTTTCTTACAGCAGTTTAAAATGAAACAATATGTTGATTATACACTTATGTGTCGAATCTTGAAAGACGGGAAAGGGAGCTTCCAATCAATACCCCAAAGCATATACGGAATAGAAAAAAAGAAAGTTCCGCTTTCCCGCTGCTGTACACCTTGACAAGGCCGGGAGGCCATTAAGCACTCCACACGGGGGTCGGAACTATATGATAACCGATAGGCATAAAAAATGCCAACGGTAAAGTTGGCGAACATCGTCGCCTTGTCAAAATGTACAGCGTTGCAAAGATGGGAATAGTTTTTGGAATAGCAAAAAGAAAGCGGAGTTTTTTGCTCCGCTTTATTCTATATATAATCATGAACATCTAACTTTATAGAACTAGATTTTTCAGGTACTTCTATATAGTATAGCTCCATTTCATTAAATAAACATTTGTCACCTAAAGGTAATGTTTTTAACTTATAACAATCGGTTGATTTTAATACAGTCTTTTTCTCTTTTCCATAACATAATTTAAGAATAAAGTCAGATTCCTCTCTATAGTTATTACCACGATTCAAGAACTGTGCTCTATACATATCCCGCAAATAATTTTCATTGGGTGATAAACTAACTATAAAACCCTTAGCAATGAAGTCTTCCTTATTATAACAACGTAATAAATGCATTAACATGCTTATTTTTATATATGAAGATATAATTTGCTCTCTTGCATGAAAAATATCATTGGAATCAAAGGTTGATTTAAGTTCTGATAGAAAGAGATATTTTTTTCCATTTTCTTCAAAAATAGTAATACCGTCACAGTCATTATGGAAAATATCAGATGAACCAGCTTTCTGAAAGAATGAAGTCATATCCTTTACTATTGTAGCATCAATGCACTGAAAGCACGAATTTGACCAAATAAGTTCTTTCACTTTCGATTGGGCAGATGTTTCCTTGATGGATATATTATCCCTACAATACTCCATTGAGTATTTAGGAAATAGGTTATTTAAATCAGAACAAAAAGACATCAATTCTCCTTTAAAAGATTTCTTATTTCGCATGATAATTCAATATCATCTTCAATTACTTGATAAAAAGCTTCAAATGGAATTCCGTCTTTAGACAACACATCTTGGGATATAATCCGAGATGTTCCATCATTCATCCTTTTCAATAGATATGAACCTATCTGAGTTGGATTTATCAAACAATTGTCCTTAATATGTTTCTTCATTAACAAGCCTGCAAGGATTTCAGGATGTACCTTTTCCTTTAGCTGGTGTAATTTCATCAAATTGTTTATTCTCTTTATGAAATAGTCACTATGAGTCGTTATTTGCATATGACATCCTTGATTTATGGCACACGCTATCAAATCGGCCACTTTAACTTGTCTTTCAGGATGTAGATGCGCCTCTGGTTCTTCAAATAATACAGAAAGCCCCTTAGCAGAAAATTTGTTTAACAATAGAGTAAAGGGTGCCATTTCTTTGATCGAAGAGGCTGCGGCCGTCAACGGCATACTAACCCCACTATCTGTATAATAAATAATGCGATCTTCAACCTGTTGTAAATTACCATTGTTTACTTCCTGCATGCATGCAGAAATAACAGGATCAATTATGGCTGGACGCGGTAGAGGACGATTCAGGGCAATCTTAAAATCAAAAAACTCATCATACATACCAGAACGAAAAGAAGGTCTTTCCGCTAATTCCATTAATGCTCCACGAGAAGGGGGCAATAAATAGGTACGTGTTATTGCCGTATAATGACCAAATATTTCTTCTGACAATACTGCGCTCAGTAGATCAGCAAAAGGTATTGAACTTGGTTCAAAAGTATTAGCCATTATACGATATGTAAAATCATTCAATACGATTTTATAGAATACTTCTTCGCGTTTATCTAATCCAACAATTTCATCTTCAAACAAAAATTCAAAGTATTCATTCTTACAAGTAAAGTTTATCTCAACTTCTCCTGTTAAGTTTTCATTTCCAATCATATAACCAATATATGAAATAGCATCTTTATTAATCCAAGAGAAAAGTTCTTTTGCTGAAAGTCTGAATAAGATATCTCCTGATTTTTTTTCATTAAATACAGATTTGAAGTCATAATTGCTTTCTAGAAAATAATTATTGAGGCGGTCATTAATAAGCAATACATATAGATAATGAACCAAAAAAGCTGCATAACTTTTCCCTAATCCGGATTCTCCGGAAAAGATCATCAAAGGTTTCATTTCTAGTTTGGAATCTCTGATTGCTCCTAACTTCTTAATATCAAATGTTACTGTTATCATACTTTCTATACGTTATATTTCTATGGGCACACAAAGGTAACAAAATCTATCATTAAATCTATTGATTTGAATATATAATAATTAGATTATTTAATATTTGAGATAAATATAAAACTTATTTTCCATGATTTATTAATAAATTTGTCATGAACTCTAAATTTTAAACAGGCGAAAGATTGCTATAAGTTAGAAATCTTCCGCCTATCCTTTTACTCTCCCGGCTCTCCCAAGTATCGAAGTATAGCCTCGTGTTGTATGGGGGTGAGTGCCCGTTGCCGGGGTTTGAAGTGCAAATTTTCAAGTTCTGCTTTCAGTTCGGTATTCAGTTCTATCCATCGGTGTAACTGAATACTAGCACTGCGGGGCGTGCTTCGCGGGAAATAGGCTTGAGCGAGGTCGCTCATGTAGATTGCTTTCATTATTCGTATATTTTGCTTTGGAATTTATGGCTGCTAAATTACTTGAAACTACCTATAGGCAATAGGACGTTTACCTATAGGTAGCGGGAGATTTACTTACAGGCAGTTGGCTGACTACCTATAAGTAATTTATCCCAAAGGGTTCTCCTCTATGCCTCCGTCCGAGCCGGAACCACTGCCATCTGTTTGGGGAGTTTCTCCTAATTTAGGCACACGCTTGAAGGTAAGACCTCCGTCTCCGGCACGGGTCGCTGCTTTAATCGGCTTTCCCGGGCGGAACTGGACGTTGGCTGCCGTGATGTTGTTGGGGGTGAACTCTTTTTCATTCTTGGCTCCTTTGCTTGACAATTGGAGTTGGAAGCTGCCGAAGTTTTCGAGGCGAACAATCTTGCCTGCTGCCAGATTTTTATTGATTTGCTTGATGAGGGCGCGGATGGTGTTCAAAGCGTCACCGTCGGTCAGAGAAGTTGCGTAGGCAATATCTTCGGCCATTTCGTCCATAGTTACTTCACCGTTGGCTTGCGCCTTGGCATAATATAGCTTTAAAGCGGATTTATCACCGGGTTTGCTGCTCATCAGAGCGAGGGAATAGTTTACACTCATGTTGGTTGATGTTTTAATGATTAATATTACTCTGTCGTTTTGCAAATTGACAAGACAAAGGAACACAGTCAGCAGGAGTGCTGGTTGGTATACGTGGATTCTATTGCATAAGAAAGCGTTAAGAGGGATTATTGGGACTATCGGGATGACTTACTGATTGCAATATTGCTTTGAATAGGGCCTCACGTTCACGATGGCGACGGAGGTTCTCTTTATCCTGAGTGCGCCGAGTCTGCCGGTCGGCTCGCTTCAGGTAAGATTCGTATCTGCGGATGTTGTCTGCTACATTCTTGTGCAAGCGTAGAAACTCATGCGGATCCGTCTTCAGTAACTTCGTCAGTTGCGCTCTCTCTGACTGATGAGTTATGAGCGGATGAATGTAGAGGAACTTCCCAGTGTCGTTGAACGATTGCAGCTCGTCGAAGGCTTGTAAGTTCCGGATCCGAAGTTCCACCATGTCCATGATGTCACGCTTGACCGGATTCTTATCCAGGCGTTCGTCGAGCTGCTTCATTTGCTTCCAGGTAACCACACGGTCATTGTAGATGAGTGTGGCTATTTGGACTTGCGGGTCGAAGAGGTTGTCCCAGTCGATTTGCGGGTACTCCTCGTGCTTTTGGATTTTGCCGGAGCTGCTACCGGCTGCTCTTTTTTTTTCTCAGTTTCCAGAGCTTGTTCGGCTTCTTCAGCACGAGTTTCGGCTTCTTCTTGGGCTTCTTCCGCTTCTTCGGCACGCTGTTCAGCTTCATCGGCTCTTTCTTCGGCTTCTTCGAGGGATTGCTCCAGTTCCTCTATTTTTTCAGATGCTGGAGAGTTTTCGGTATTATCGGTACCGGTAGTCTCATCAGTGGCAGGGATGCCATTATCAGTAGTAGTTTCGCTGACCGGAGGAGTTTCGCCGCCAGTACCGGGAGTTTCATCAGCGGCAGTGGTGTCATTGTCAGTGGCAGTAATTGCGTTGGTTGAAGGAGCTTCGCTACCGGTACCGGGAACTTCAGCAACGGTCTTCAGTTCATCCAACTTCTGACGACGGAAGGCGCGAATGTTTTCCCTGGTGGTATGATCCAGCAAGGAATAAAGGATTTCATCTGCGTATCTCTTCGGATCGCGGGCATAAGTTCTCAACTGAGGAAGCCAGGGACATCCCTTTCGCAATAACTCAAGGTCATATATTGCAGCATCCGGATTGCGGAGGGCTTTGAAGTGGAGTTTCTTTTGTTTGAAATTGTACATAGTTGTAGGATTTAAAGAAACAAGCTAACACAACTGGATTTAGGCCAGCAGGTTAGCTTGTTAATGATAATTTTTAAGCTGTCTGGATACGAGTACCCTGGACTTCGACAAGCGTAGACGGGTCCATGACACGGAGCGTGATGGAAGAGCCAGCCTTGGCTGTCCAGGTAGCACCATCCTCCAAAGTAAATGCTGCACCATCGGCAATGGTAGCAGCCTTGTCGGTACCGGTACCTTCGAGAGTGATGTAGCGACCTTTATCGTTGGCTGTGAGACCTGATATCGCATTAATAGCGTAAGTTGCTGCTGATCCGTTCGGGATTTCGTACCGGTTGTTCTGAGGAGATATCGCCAAGGTTGCTGAGTCAGCAGCATGCTTGGCTGCAGGAACACGGATGATATCACCAGCGTATTTGTAATATTGGTCGATGCTGGTGCGCTTGAATGTAAAGGTTACATAGCGGCCATCCTTATCATTCTTGGATTCATAAGAGGATAGCACCATCGGCCGGTCGTAATTGCCGAGAATATACCATTGGTCCTCTCCCACTTCCTTAAATATGATGATGAACTTACCACCGGCATGTTCTTCAATAAAGGTGAGAAGCTGATCGCGCATGCCTCCCATAATCATAACAAAATTGTTTTCTCCGCTGGTGGTGATATCACCTTTCTCCCCTGTTGATGTATATGTGGGAATATCGTGGGCTTCGAAATACTTCATGTATTGTCCGGCCTTCATCGGCAATGTACCGACCTCCCGATTTGAATTAGGCTTCGGAAAAGCTACATCGGGATTGATTTGGGATATTTCAATCAAATAGGCCTTATATGCTATATTCGAGCCATGAGTTTTGCGATCGGAAACGTCTTCGATATCACCGATGACCATCATAGCGGCAAATGAGGTACCGGCAAATCCGGTGAGACAAAAGGAAGAGGATGCAGGCTCCAGGAGCATGCCAATGACGAAGATAAATGCAATCAATGTCATTAGTGAGAGAAAGAAGCGAACCTGCATTTTGCGGGCAGCTTGGTTTCCTTTATAAAAAGGATTTGAAATTTTTCTTGCTTTCATATTAAATAAAATGATGGGTTAAAAGAAAGGACGGGCTACTAAACCCGCCCCAGTCACCTAAAAACAATTAATTACCAGACTAACAAGGGTTATCTTACGCCGGGAATATTGGGTTGCAATGCGGCGTTGACCTTACGGACACCACCTACCTGACGCTCAAGTTCCAGGAAGTTTCCGGAGCTGTTCAAAATCACCATGATGTAATCACCTACCTTAGTAGGAGCATAAGCTGCTGTGATATCAGCAAACTTGTCAGACTTTGCGATGGTGGTCGCATTCTCAGTTGCTCCGCACTCAATGATGTAAGCTACACCGGCCTTGGCATTAGTGATGTCAGTAATGGCTTTTGCTTCAGTGTTGGCTGCAGTAATCTGCCAGAAGCCTTTGGAAGCATCTACAGTGGTGGCATCAGCTGCCATGTCAACGGCGGGTTTATTCATGAATATTTGCTGCCATTCATAGTTGTTTGCTTTCAGTTTATCCAGACTATCGAAACGGCGGCCAGTGAATGATGCTGCACAACCTTCTTTCCAGGTAGACCATGCCTTGATGAGTTCCATGTCTTCCTTGACTTTGATAGACATCATTTCGCCTGGTATATATTCCAGGAACTGGAGATTTCCAGGAACGTCCATGAACATGAGGGGAAGCTGGCCAAGATACGGAAGCCATACAATGCGGACACTCGTATCAGGAACAACGTTCTTGTAGCTGTCCGGTCCGGTGAAGTCAATATCCTTGCCATATTTGGCGCGAACATTCTTGATCCACCAAGGCTGATGAGTTTTGTTCAGATACAGAACATGGTTGTCGATTTCCATGTCTTCCGTGCAGGAAGTGATGATGTCGGCAACGAAATCCTGAACGGCATCCAGCATATCGGCATCGGTATAACCGCGATATGCACTGTCGTCATGAGGAAGAATCTTAAACTCATGCACGTAGCGGATCAGAGTGTGGATGATACCTGTGGAAGCATTCAGATAGCTGCCAGCGACTCCGGTTTCGGGTTTCACATAAATACCACGCATACGGCGTTTGTTTTGCTCTACCTGTGCGGTTTCCAGAGAGTTCAGTATACAGAACTCAATCATATTCCACTTAATCGGATCGGAACCTTCTTTGTTCAAGTAGCCGATATACATACGCTCCAGTTCTTTCATCGGTCCGAACTTGAGTTTGATCATGGCGTCGTCCACATGGCCCATCTCGTTCTCGAGCTTCATGTCACCCTTCCAGATTTCACCCTGCTGGTAGGCCTGGGAAACTTCGGAGAAGAAGGCGTTGAATACGAGGTCATGGTCCTGGATACCGTAGCGTACCGGGAAGTACTGGGTGAGGTCGCGTTTCGCGAGGACACGCGCAATCAAGGCATCCTGGCGAAGAACAACATACTGGTCGCCAACTCCGGCAGTGTTAACACCTTCGTAGTTGGTTCCGAACTCACCGGCTGCCAAACGCTTGGCGTCGAGCATGCCATTGGCGTGCAGGTAAGCGTAGCGTTTCTGCAGAGAGCGAGAGAAAGCAACGGCTTGCTTGCGGAAGGCAACTCCTTCAGTTTCCTCATCCCAACTGCCAAGTCCTGCAGCTGCTGCCGGATTGATGGTGATTTGATTCCAGCGTTCGCTCATGGAGAACATGGGGTTCTCGATGCCAAACAGGAACTTGGCACGATCTGCCGGGCCAGTGAAGGTGGCAGTGGTAGCGGTGACGGTCTGAATGGGACGGTCTTCGTTGGCACGGTTTTCCATTGTGGAAATCAGCCCTTGGACAGCTTGAGCAAGTTGTACCATACCTTCGCCTGTTGCTTGAGCAGGTGCACTGGAGGTTCCTTCTTCGTCAGAAGTATTGGCATTCTGTGCCGGATTAACAATGCTATCCAGGATACCTTGTACCTGGTTCATCTGTTCCTGCGTTATCGGAGCTGCAACAGCGGCAGCCTGTGCAGCCATGTCAGCGGCCAAGTCTTCCTGGAGAGTTGATTGGTACTCCTTTTTGTAAGAGTCAACAATCTGTTTCCATTCTTCGTCAGTCAGCTGATTAGCTTTAGCTTTGTCCAGCAGCTTCAACTTCTGCAGGACGGTTTGAATTCTTTCTTTAATATTCATGTGAATGAAAAAAGTTAAGTTATAAATAGTTGAGAGCGTTCTTTTTGATAGTTTCCAAATTCGTGTAATTTCGTCCAAGGTCTACGGCCTTGGCAACGGCTTCGAGGAAGGTCATGGAGCCGTCGATGAGTTTCTTTTCGATGGCATGAGGAGTATCGAACGTTTCGCCCCGGAAGACAGGATCGTCTTCCGGGAGCTCACTCAGTTCCGGACGGCTTGCGCGTACTTCATTTAGGAACTGCTCAGTGAGCGGGTTCAATACATCTTCGACGTATTGCTTCGGATTGCCGGCACGCAAGTCGTCATACTTTTTATTCTTAAGGTCTGATTTATCAGCGGTTTCCCTAATGATTTTAATACCGAGCTTCTCGTAATAGCCACTAAAGTCATAGGTCTCGATCATGGTACCAATGCAGCCGATGACATCGTTGGCTGTAAGTGCGGCAATTACGTTGGAGTGGCAGGTGATGTAATAGCAGGCAGAACAATTGCATTGTTCGACAAGGCTTATTATGGGTTTGCTCAACGAACGCATGGTTTCACTGAGTCTATCAAGATACCAGGCTTCTCCACCTGGAGAGTTGGCATGGATGAAGTGGCAGGAAATGGCCGGGTTGGCTTCGGCATCCAGGATATCTCGCTCAAATTGCTTGGAAGAAAAATACCAGCGGCTGTCGGCGGTGATAAATCCCCAAATGCGATGGTAGGCAATGCTACCTTCGGGAAGTTCATCGGATGAGAAGTCACTGGTAAGGGTTACTCCCTGAAACTCGGAAAGAGCATGCAGTTGCTGCTGAATTTTAGCGAGGGCCTTATCTGCCAAATCCTTATATGTAGGCGGATCATCGTCGAAGAAGAAAGCTGATGGTGTAGGCGAGTCATTTACTATCAAAGGAAAAGCATCCATCATGGCAGAAGAAAGGCCTTCTGCCGTGATGAGAAGCTGGTGAGTATTTGATAAAAGAAGCTGGCGGAGAAAAGTTCTGTTCATTGCATATCTTTTCAGCGAAGATAGGCAGCTTACAGAAGGGGGTGAAGGACGCTACTGGAGCGGGGATTTGAGCATCTTACACTCGATTTTCAGAGTAGCGGAGTTCAGATTCGGGGAAATGGAGACGATGGCCGGTATCTTATTGTCTCCGATGTTGAACTTCCGGTACCGGGTATCCCTGAATTCAATGATAGCAAATTTGCCTGAAGAAAAATCACGAATCACATCTGCAGGAGGAAGATCGACAGTGATATCTTTGTTGCAGTTAAAGCACCGGCCGGCTTCGGAATCTTCCGGTACCGGAGCAAAAGTAAATTCATCGGCAGTGAAACGATAGATATCCTGGCGCATCTTGGCGATAGGATATACATTGATTTGGATAGATAGTTCTCTCATTGTGATTATATTTATTTGATATTCAATAAGTTCGCCACACATAGGACATTTTGTCCGCCATTTTGGGACAAAAAGCATAGTTTGGTCGGTGATTTTTTAGCTCTTTTTTAACTTCTTTTTATAGTCCCGACGCCTTTTTCTCTTTCGAATGTTTTCTCGCCATCGATAGAAGTTTTTTAGCAAAGCATCTTCAGTAATGCTGTCAATGCAATAGGAACAAAGGAATTTATGAACGATATCAAGATTGTTAAGTTCATGGCCGTTCAAATCATTCTCATCCATAGCGGTATGAAGATCACGGTTGAACATACGGCGTACTTCATTCTCTATGACCTTGGCAGCACGTGGGGATAGGTAGTTATAGACTTGTGGATCCTTCCCTATTCGCCTGTCCGGAAGAATAATGGTGAGATTGCCATTATCAACCGGAGATTGATTCTGATGACGACGGGCCATCAGGGTCCAAATAGCGTGATACAAATCTGTATTGTCAGGAATTCTAATGGGTTCATCTGCGCCATTGTTATATTTTCCACGCAGATATTCAGCAAGGTAAGGTGTAATCATAATGCTCGTTGTAATCATGGCTGTTTCCTCTAAAGATATTTTTGAAATAGTTTTTGTTCATTTTCGCGTCCTACCGTCCAACAGTCCAACAGGATTATTAAAGTTACTGATTATTATTTAGTTATGCAAATTTACCAAGAAGAAAATACTGTTGGATGGTGTCCAACACGTCCAACAAATGGCCTTTTTGGCTGTTTTTGTTGGACGGCGACTGTTGGACGGTTGAAAATCGTCAATCCAACACGTCCAACAGCGTCCAACAAGACAACGGTTATATAGTATATATATATAATTAAAAACAATATATATACTACTATACAACAGCGAGTTACATTTTAAAATGTTTTTCATTGTTGGACTGTTGGACGGTTGGATGGTATTTATGAAAAGTTTTCCTTTCAAAACTCGCTCTATTTGCTCTCTTTTTTGCTTCAGGGGGTACGGGGGATTTAACTGTAGGTTAATAGAACAATATGGATAGAAGAATGAGGCGCGAAATGTCCGTAAATCAGAACAGAAAAAGCAATTATTCCCGATGGGGTGGCCACCGGGAATAATGCGTTGCAGGAATAGAGATACTTCAGATACCATCAGAATTCGATGTCTTGAGGTGCACCGGCCATTCCGATAGGGTCGTTGTCCGGATTGGGAGTGGTTGATTCTTTTGTCAGAGAACGCTTAAGGTCTATACCATAGAGTTCTCTGAAAATTTCGTAATTCAATGCTATACAGCTCGAATTAGTGCCTTGTTTCTCGACTTTCCTTACCATATTATTATCGATCTTGATATCGATACCGGTTTCGTTGGGTGTATCCTCTTCAAATCCACCACGAGGAACTTCGACCACTTCGTTCCATGTGAATCGACGGGCATGAATGACGCCGATGTAACTCGGGTTAGAGCGAAGATTCTGTTCAATGGTGGATTGCGTAGATTCTTCCTGGCTATAAGAAGAACGCGCAAATTGAGTGTAGATATTACTAACACGTAGGAAGAGTACCCGATTACCTGCAGGAATTGGTACTTCTCTTTTTTCTCCTCCAGGAAGTTTAATGGTAAGCTTGTCAGGAGTATCAATAGCGAAATCACGTCCTTCACGGATGGCCTTAGTGTCTACCATGACATCCATAGCCTTGAAGAAGGTGGCCAACTTGTCTGTCTTGCTGATGAGTTCTACTTGGAATTTAATTTTATTACAAGCGATTTTGAAAAAATCTTTGTAGGAAAATGGAAGTTTCATATCTGTATAATTTTCGATTAAGTTGCATGTTGCTAAAAATAAAGAAGCTGTTTTCATGAGACGGTCTATTTCTCCAGCATTAGGAAGGGCACTTTTAAGTTCATCGTAGGCTTTTTGCTTGAGTACCCGGAAATGCTCCATAAACAATGGACGGAGTTTGAGAATATCAAAAAGAACGTTAGAAAGACCTATCTTGGCCGGATCCTCAATCTCTTTCAAAGTATTAAATAGTTCAACTTCTTCAGGAGTTCGATTCTTAGGTTTAGGTACTTCACAAACTATAATACGTGACATCAAGGCGTTATCATCACGTTGAGGAGTTTCCTGGCCACATATTATAACCGGCGCAAAGACCTTATCGTTTTCAATTTCCTTTCCGGAGACGCCTTTTCGCTTCTGACGGCCATCACCGTCGTAAACGATACCTTTCAGTGCTTGAAACTTTTGATCTGAAATGTCTTTATTATTATATTCATCGAGCACTACCGGTACGTCTCTGAAGGTACTCATCAGTGTGGACATGGCAGCATCGGTACCAATGTTCAAGTTGAAGATGGGTATTTTGGGAGAAATGAAAAGGGAACGGATCGAGATTGCAATCTGAGTTTTACCGGAACTCATAGGCCCCATAAAGAAGGGAGCGGTGAACAGGCGGTCAATGCAGTGGATATTACTACGGAAAGCACACATAATGGCAAAGAGGACAGCCCATTTACCATTGTCGTTAATCTTGTAGACATCGTCCATCAGAGAGGCCCATCGCTCGAAGGTACATCTTTTTTCTGCCGGAATTTCCTTATAGACAAGCTGGGAAATAAGCTCGTACTTGTCGGACTGACGTCCGGATCCAGCGTATATAGTAGAGAATGCCGGCAAATAGTAGTTCTTTTTGTTGTGGGTAACAACTCCGAGCTCATTGACCGGATCAAAGCGAGGCACACCGTCTATGGTGTGAAAAATACCATTGGCAAATGCGAAGAACATATTATCTTCGCGACGGGAAAGTCCGTCTTCCTGCTGATTTCCGTAAGTGGTGACTTCGGTGCAGGTTACAAAATGTCTACTCATATATTCACGTATTTTAGTCCAATGCTTTTCTTCTCCGTTTGTGAAGTTTACTGCCTCGAGCATGATCAGTTCTTCTTCGATGGTAGCCTTCTTGAGTAAAGCCTTGGATGATATTTCGATATATAATGGATTTTTATAATAACGACGGGTTATCTTGAGTACCCGTTTATTGGCTTCTTTGTCGTCGGAATAGATATGTAAAAGAGGAGTGAGATAGAAATCTCCGACCAAGGTGTGGCCGGATTTCTCATTTTTGAAAATGTAGCATACAGGTTCGTGATCTTTGTTTATTTTGGGATAATAGCCGCATTGGCGGAACATCTCCATGTATTCCGGATTATCACTCACATAAGAAGGCAATTCCTCTGGATTGTATTCTTCATCGAAGTCATCATCGGAACGCTGAGCATTGATGGCCATACGTGACTTTCGTTTGGCGAGATAGGGTTTCAATATCTCAGTTAATGCAGTCTTGGTTAGGCCAAGAGCACTGTAGAAATAGGAGTAGTTAACGATACGAACGGAGTCATCAGCATAGCTTATAAGTTCTGCACATCGTTCGACGAATGGTGAGTGTTCTCCTTTGAATTTGGTGAAAAAGAACATGTGAGCTCGCACATAATATTTGGCAAAGTTGAAAGACTGGATATATTCTTCTTCATTCTCCTCTTCGATTTCTTCATCTTCTTCCTCATCCGGATCATTGCTTGAGGATTTCTTTGAGGATTGGACTTCCACCTCTACTGTAATATTCGTGATTCCGGCACGGTACACTGCAGCCAATGCAGCCAAATAGGAGGATTCTTCCCCACTCTTTTCGATGAAAAGTCCGGTTTCGTCTGTCGTAAAAAACTGGCTGGTCTGACGAAGGAGTTGGATATCTGTAATGCTGGGTGTACCATGAATATAAACGATAGGTGCATCTCCATAGAGTGTGATGAACTCCTGGTAATCGGAAGTTATGGTACAGGGTTCACCATTGCAGCGAGTCTCGGCGATCATTTCAATGCCATAAATACCCGGCTTCATTTGCGACTCTTTCTTTAGTGAAGCTGTTTTTGTTTGACGGAGAATACCATTAATTTTGCGCTGGATGACCTCGGTATTGGTACCAAAGATACTGGCTATTGCTTCTATGCATTTGAGAAGAAGTGTTTCTGATGGAATGACAGAAGTCAGTGTACAGAGTTGCTTCAGTGCTTCTTCTTCTTTATTTGGGTCTTCACCGGGATTTTTGCCTCGCAGAGAGATGGCGAAATACTGAACAAAATTCTGTTCACGGTTCATGAGCCATTTTCCGGTATCGAGTTTATATTCCTGGGCAATATTGTCTGGGTCTTTGCCTTCAGGAAGCGGAATTGCACTAACTTCGAAACCAGCACGAAGGAATGCTTCACAATTAACAAGTGAGGCTTTAAGACCTGCAGTATCAGCATCGTAAATCAGGATCACCCTGCGAGTGAAGCGGCCAAGTAACTGGATCTGTTCCGGAGTTAGTGCGGTTCCACTGGTGGCAACCACATTGTTGACACCAACTGCATGTAGAGAAAGAACATCGAATTGACCCTCGACTACATAAGCGCGATCATATCGAGCAATGGCAGTACGTGCCTGGTAAAGACCGAATAGATGAGTACCCTTTTTGAATAAAGGGGTATCGCCTGTATTAACATACTTACCGGTATTTGGCTGGGGAGTAAGCCAGCGTCCAGTAAATCCATTTATATTCCCTTTACCATCGAAAAAAGGGAATATAATACGATCCTTAAAGGTGTCGTAGGTGTAGCCTTTATCATTTTCTTTTAAAACATCGATTTCGATCAACCGCCGTTCGGCAAAACCGGCAGCAAGCATTTCTTTCTTAGCAAGATTACCTTCTGGAGCATAGCCTATCCTGAAATTTTTAATAACTTCATCTGTTAAGTTGAAGCCTCTTTCATGAAGGTAGAGTTGTGCTTCTGGAAGGTGTTTTTCAAAGAAGGCAACTGCACCTTTCATAGCAATGCGCTGTGCTTCACGCTCGCGATACCTCGTAGCGTCTTCATCAGTCAATACAGGTTTAGGGACCTCAATCCCTACCCTACGTCCAAGCCAAGTGACAGCTTCGTAGAATGACATATTCTCGTGTTCCTGAAGAAACTCGATAACATCTCCACCTTTTCCACAAACAAAGCACTTAAAACTTTGTCGTGAAGAGCTGACGGTCATGGATGGGGTTCGGTCTGCATGAAAAGGGCAAATGCCCAAATAGTTAATTCCTCTCTTTCTTAGGGTGACGAATTCACCGATGACATCTACAATGTCATTGGCATCTTTAATTCGATCTCGTAGTTCGTTATCAATCATTATTTTTCTCCTCAAATATACAGAGTTGACGTGCTTCAAAGGCTTCTTCCAAAGTGATTCCGAAGTAATTGGAGAGCGCGATATACTCTTGTTGGTTGATATTTTTACGTCCGTGGAAAATATCCCACCAACGCATTTGATTTATGCCAACTTCACGATAAAAAGCGCGAGTTGGCATAAAATTCTCTGGATGCCGGAACTTAATCCGGAGCATCTCTTGTACCAGGTTTCTTTTGACTGTCCGGCCAACAACAATATGTTGCCGATGCATATACAGCTGTATGGCTAAAGGTGAACGTTTCACAATCTCAGACATTTGCTCTGGAGTCATTTTGTTGGCGTTCTCTCTGACAAATTGGTCTTCGTGCGGTTGCCATCTTCCATTGTTCATAGCTTTCTTTCCTCCATATCTGGGTATAATTGTTATTAAATTCGTATTCGGGGTGTTTCTCTATGTAGCTACAGCATAACTTAATGAAAAGCTCCTGCTGATCCGGAATAATCTTTTCTTCGATATCGAAGTAACGCATGACCTTGAGCTTCTCAAGGACATTGTGAACCCTACGTTCGAAGTCAAGGAAGGCATCGGTACCCATCTCGACCATAAAGTGGTCTATCTCATTAAGGTTATTTAGACGGTACTGTCTCAGGTCGGTCATTTGCTTCAATTTTAAGGAGTTGTTGTTCAATGCACATAAAGACTTCGAAGGCGGTTGACTCCAGCTCTTTTCCACGAGGATTCCTGTAGGTAGATAGTATGGAAAGGATAGCTGAGAGTTCTTGTGGAGTGATGTCATAGAGGCCATAAACTCCACGAGAATCTTTATCTAAATACATGCTCATAGCTTAGTCATTTTTTGTTGCTCCTCGATGCTCCGGAGTGGAAGATCATATTTTCGTTGTCGTTTGGAAGAGTACCGGGAGAAGCATTGGCCGGCATCGTTCCAACGAAGTGTTTTCCACTTTAGAATTGTTTTTCTTTCCCCGGAAATGGTAACTTTCTTAGGGATTGGAACCTGACCATATACCTTGCGGACTGATGAAGAGTTTTTAGCATAGAATATATGGTCTAATTTATAAGAGCAAGCGTTCATGGCAAGCTCAAAGGTAGTGGTATTGTACATTGACATATTCGTTATTTAATTTTAAGTTCAACCTTCTTTGGTTTTTCATCTTCCCATTTGACTTCAGGAAAAAGTCTATCATTTATTAAAAAAGATCTTCCTTTATTATCCCTTAACTCCCATTCTCCGGAAAATTGGTCTTTTTTGGGGTTACTTGTATATAGATATAAGCGTCCATCTTTATCTCTTGCTATGTAATACATGACTTGTACCTTTCTTTATTATTTTTATTTAGAAAACCCTTTGATCACATGTCTGGGAGTGGAATCATTAACTTTTCGTTTTTTCTTTTCGGTAAAATCATACTTGTACCGCCAATAGACACATAAAATATCTTTTGTGCCAATCGTAATGATATATACGATTACGGTTAACCAAAACCAGCTAACTGTACTCATTATTCCCAAAATCCTATCTGTATCAATTCGTCGCCATTCTTAACAGCTATAATGCCTTTGCCTTCCCTCGTCTTTTTGAAACTATAATCATCATCTAATAACCGAAGGAACACTTTTCCGTAATCAGAAAATTGAGAATCTTGCTCGTCATTGAGAGCGACGGCTTTCACCGTTACTCCATTTTTATCCATATATTTAAAAATTACACCTTTGCTCATATTTGATTAGTTATGAGGGTTAATACTTCTTCCCGTGCATCTTATTACGGAGTTTATTATACTTCATCTTCTGCTCAATATGCCAAAGTAGGTCAATCTCAAGATGTTTGGCAAGTCCGAAGATAGATAGTACCATATCGTTAATGGTAGTATGGAAGTCATGTAAGCCATCATATCTCACAGGAAGTGTAGATATGGCATAAATGGACTCTGTGAATGTTTCGTCTTTGCAGGATTCTGCCATATCATCGATGCAATCACCTATTTCTTTAGTTGCAATTTCAAGAGAAATATTTCGCAGACCTGCTAAGTCAAATAGACGAATAACTGCATCGGCAAGTTCATCCTCGATGGTATCTTTGATATATCTATTGAATACGTTGATAAACTTTTCTTCATTTGTTAGCCACCCTTGACACTCGGTATATTCACCGATCTTATACTTTTCTTTATCAAAGTGTCTACTTTTTCTGTCTGCTTCCACAGCTTCCATTAACTCGCTAATAACAAGACAAAAGCAATGTTCGTTACTCAATTCCTTATCGTGAAAACCATGTTCACAGGCGATTTTATATGCCCTATCACGGAGGATGTTTAAATTGATCTTATAGTTCATATCTACTTAGTTTTGAGGGTTATAGATTTTGAAATTCAACTTTCAATTCTTCCAATTTCGTTTTTACTGAATCCTTAATTGCATTAATAAGGATATCGCTCAACGCCATTGGAATACGCTTCTGTTCCCGCGTTCCTTCAAATGGATTATCATGTTCTATAATCAGAACAGGGTTAGTACTTTCCAACACAATAGGCAAATTGGGGTCTTCATCTCTTGCGTAGTAGTTAGTATCAAACTCGAAGCAGTTTAATGCCTCCTCATGTTCTTTAATGAGTTTATTAAGCCGGTTAGCTTCCTCTAATCTCTCTTTATTCATATCTATCTTGTTATTCGTTAATTCCTAAAGCTTTATTGATTGCTGGATAAACATATTTTATAAGAGCGTCAGACAAATGCAATCCAGCTCTATGAATTTCAATAACCTTCTGTAATGCTTCCAATAATTGAGGAGCAGCATTTATTAGTTTTGCATTAGCTAATGCCTTTTCAACACCCGGAGAATTATCTATGTGCGCAATTAACGATGCACCTTCACCATATTCACTATCTCCCCATATTGTTGCAACCTCTGAATTATGGTCACATTCTAAAGCAGATGTTGTCATTTGCCATCTACCTTTTGTTCCTTTAAATTCTTCCATAAATTTGTTCTTTTCTAATTAGTTATGCACTTATTCCGATTCTATTTTGGGGCTTATCAATACAATTTCCGACGCCTTTGATTGAACTGTAATCACCTTTAATTACCTTTATCATTGATTCTAATATGTATCGGTAAACATTGATGTAGTTAGAATAACCAAAAGAAATCCAGTCGTTGACAAAAGATATCTTTATTACATTGGTATTTTTAATGCCCCCTTCGTACCAGAAATAATCACCAGATAGAGTTTTATGTGCTTGAAGGTATATTAAATACATTTCTCCATTATACTCTACGGAGCATCTCCATAAGTAGTAATCATAGTACTGATTACATTCAAATGAGTGGCTTATAATTTTCGCTTTCATAAATCTTCTTCAATAAAAGTGTTGGTTGTATTTATAACCCCTGCTGAATCAATAGTTTGACCATCACGAATAAATATTTTATCAAAAATCAAGGCCTTATAGTTGGATTCCGTCATATAGAATACACATACACGACCATCAGCATACAATTTGCATTTCATGAATTCAGTCCCTTCTACTGGACCTATTACATCTATTTGCATTGTTCTTTTTCCCATATTTAATTAGTTTATTGCGTTAGTAAATCATCGTGCGGAGCCGGGAATCGAACCCGGATAACCTTACACCGCTTTTATTTAAGATGGTGGACATGCCAATAAGTTATCATTTCCGGTATGTCATGCAGTCCCAAGCGAGCTTTTATATTTTCTCGATGCCGAATAATGGTAAACTTGGAAAGGGAAAGTTTCGCCGCTATGTCTTCAGTTCGAATGTTTGCAACAATTAGTCGATACACCTCCATCTCTCTATCTGTCAGACTGGTATCAGTTTCAGGTTTACAAACAATTCCTTCTAATTGACACTCGCCACGAAGAGGGCATTTCACCTCCTCAAAAATGAAATGCCCATTGGAATCAATATCATGACTAAATTGATCGTATTCGCCAAAATTACAGCGACAAAAACGATGAACGACAGAGTATTCAAAGAATGTTTTATTCATTGTACGCTTTGAATATAGTTCCATCAATGCTGCATAAGCTTTGGGATAACGATCACTGATTATTGTAAGCATAGGGGATATGAGCTCGCGATCTTCTTCTTTTAAGCGACGTGCAGGCTGGTTGACTTCTTTAATTATAACATCCCCATCTGGAGTGTTATAAAATTCAATATTGGCTAACATGGTATTACTTGTTTTATATCTTCAATTATTCTATCTATCAATCTTTCCTCTAATGGTTTGAAAGTATTATGCCGAAGTTTATAATAGAAAGTTGTATAAGACATTCCACTTTCTGCAAGAATACGGTTTCGCATTGTTTCCTTACTATCATCTGGTAAACTATCATAGTAGTCTTTAAATACCATTTTTGCAATTTTCTGTTCTTTTTCCATGATTAGTACAATTTTTAGTGCTATATTTATACTGCAAACATAAATAATAATATTCAT